GGGCGACTGCCCGCCCGCCTCCGGCTGGGCCGCCCAGCTCATCCTCATCGGCGCCACGCGCCAGGTCGTGGCCTGTACCGTGGCCGGCGAGCAGTTCGCCCTCGACGCCTCCAGCGCCACCACGGCCACCTGGCCGGCCGACACGTACACCGCCAGCCTCGTCTGCACCAAGGGCGCCGAGCGCGTCAGCCGCACCGTCGGCACCGTCCGCGTGCTGCCCGACCCCACAGCCGTCGGCACTACCGCCCGCAGCCTGCTCACCGAAGCCGAGGCCCACCTCGCCGACCTCGAGGCCGCCTACCGCGACCACATGGCCAGCGGCAACGCCGTCGTGGCCGAGTACCGCATCGGCACGCGCATGAAGCAGTTCAAGAGCGTGGCCGACCTGCTCAAAGCCCTCAACGCCGCCCGCGCCGATGTCGAGCGCGAGCAGGCCGCCGCCAGCCTCGCCGCCGGCGGCAGCGCGCGCCGCCGCTTCGTCGTGCGCATGTAACCCTTCAGGAGATTCCCCATGCTCATCAACATGCTGGCCGACCGCTTCGACGCGGGCGGCGTGCTGCGCGCCAAGGGCACGCAAGTCGACGTTGCCACGGACCTGGCGCTGCGCTGGATTGGCGACGGCGTCGCATCTGCAGTCGGCACCTCGCGCGAAACGGCGCAGGGCATCCGCAAGGACGTGCCCGTCCTGCAAGACCGCGTCAGCGGTCAGCAGAGCGCAGGGGACGCCCCGGTGTCAGGGGCTGGGAATGTGTTCGGCGTTGTCGGCCAGTCGAACGAGTCGGGCCGTGTGCTGCACACCGACCGGGCGGCCTACCCGCGCTGTTTCGAGTCGCTGCGCTACCCCGGCGTTCGGGCGCCCCTACCGGGGATCAATGCCATGAGTTCGCAGTCGTCCTCGGGCATCGAAACCGCTTACGGCGGCTGGCACTTCAAGGTTCTCGATGACCTCTATGACGCTGGCTTTGTCGGCCAGATCGCCATCGGCGCTATCGGCAGCTCCAGCATCGTCCGTCATTGGTGCGGCGGCCCACAGTCGCGCTCCAACAGTACGAAGTACAGCGTGCGCAGAGCCCCGTCGGGCGACCTTGACGACTATGGCTTCGCCGGCCACACAACGGTCCAGGGCGGGAAAGTATTTCTTGCCACCACCGGCAACAACTCCTATGCGTCGAACCGGGTTCCGTACCGCGCGAATTCGCCGGCCACGCTGAGCAGCAGCAGCGCCAGCGCGTCAATGGACTACTTGACGGACAGCGGCGCCTTGACGACGGCCGGCGCGGACCCGGGCGGGTGGTCCGGCATCGCCGCCGGCTCCACGCTGACCGATGGCGGCATCGTGTGGACGAACGTGGACGACACGAACTCTGTTGGGTTTGCAAACGATGCGCCGCTCAATGAAGCACAGTTCGGATTCGGGTGGGACCCGCTGGGGCTGCATATCAGGCTTCACACCAGGATGCAGGCCATCCAGCCGGCGCGGGCGAAGCACATCCTCATCATGTTCGGCCAAACAGACGCCGGCAACGGCGTCACCCAAACAAACTTCCGCAACGCGGTCATGGCGAGCGCGCGATATTGGCTGAAGCGTGGCTACCGCGTGCATCTCGGACTGAGTTGCTACACGCCGACCGTCACCACGGCCGCGTACAACACGCTCAGCGCCGGCCTGAGCGACGCCCTGACCTTGCTGGCCGGTGACGTGTATTCCAGTCGCGTGCACGCTGGCCCAAACCTCTACACAGCGCTCGGTTCCACGGGCGTGATGGGCACGGGCGGCGCCTATCTGAACCCCGACAACGTGCACCTCAATGGCCTTGGCGCCCTTGCGGCGGCCGATGTCATCAGCGCAAACATAATCGCGACGCTGCGGGCCATCGGCTGATTTTCCATCCCCTCCGCGAGGGTCTAGCCCGCTTCGGCGGGCTTTTTCTTGGCCGGCTTCGGGGTCCAGTCGTCGAGGAGCGCCTCAAACCGCTCCTTGCCGGCGGCGTCGATCTTCGCCCAGTGATGCGGCTTGAGCCGGATGGACCGCTGCACGCGGCGTTCGCCTTCCGGCAGAGGGGGGCGGCCGCCGAGGTTCTTGGATTCGGTTTTCATGCTGGATTATTGCATCACGCAAACCGGGGGTGTGATGCGTTATGTTTTTGGGATTCAATAACGTCATGTTCCCTAACGGCGCAACAACATGACAGCGAATCACCTGGCGAGCGTTCTGGAGTCGATAGCGTGCGCAATTCGCGCGCTGCCAGTGCAAGCCGCCGAAGTGGCCATTGCTCCGCCTGCCGCTGCTGCGGCTGCGCCGGCCCAGATGCCAGCGCCTCCGGTGCCCATCCCGCCGCCGGCCCCAACTCCCACTCCGCCCGCGGCGGCGGCGGCGCAGGAGCAGGCCGATGGCGAGTCGCTGGCGGGGTGGCTCGTCACCTTCCGCAGCATCATCAAGGAGCGTGGCTACTCGGCCCAAACGCTGAAGAACCGCGGCACCTGCATCAACTACATCGAGGCGCAGCTCGGCGCGAGGCCGCTGCGCGCCATCAAGCCGCACGAGATCGCCACGGTGCTGAAGAAGTGCTCACCGCACAAGGCGGGCCGCGTGCTCATGGAGCTGCGCGACATCTACGTCGAGGCCATTGCCAATGGTGCTGCGGAAAGCAATCCAGCCGCGCACGTCAAGAAGCCCGCGAGCCCAGGCCTGCGCAAGCGCCTGACGCTGGAGACGTGGCAGGCGATGCTCGCCAAGGCGAAGACCAGCGCGCAGCAGTGGCTGCCGCTCATGCTGTTGCTGGCGCTGCACACCGGCCAGCGCCGCGCCGACCTGGCCAAGATGCGCTTCGGCGACGTCGTTGATGGTCATCTCAGGGTTGAGCAGCAAAAGAAGGCCCGCAAGAAGATCGGCGCGCGGCTAGCCATCCCGCTCAACCTGCGGCTGCGCGCCACCGGTCTGACGCTCGGCCAGGTCATCGAGCTGTGCAAGACGGCAGGCAAGCCCGGCGAGCACATGCTGCGCCAGGCGAACGGAAGGCCCATCGAGATGTCGTCGCTCAGCGCGCGGTTCCGTGAACTGATCGTGTCCGTCTGCGGCGATGACGCCTACCAGCAGTTCGAGTGGCCGTCGCTGCACGAAGTCCGCAGCCTCAGTGCGCGCACCTACATTGCCGAGGGCATGTCGCCGCCCACGGTCCAGACCCTGCTCGGCCACGCCCATGCGGAGATGACTGCGATCTACCTCAACGATCGCGGCTTGACCGAGGCGGAATGGAAAACGGTCGAGTGCGTGTGACCACAGGAGCGGAACAACTCACCCCCCTGAGTTCCGCACCCCTCAGCACGATGCCCACCCATGGCATCGCTGCTCACCAAGCTCGCAAACCGCCTGGGCCTCCACACCGAAGCCCAGGCGCGCGGCCGTGAGCTGAGCGCGGGCCGCCGCGTCGCGGCGGTGGCGAACGCGCAGCAGCGCAGCCTGCTCGCCGCGCTCACCACCAACGACGTCGCCAGCTGGCAGGCCGACGGCCTGCACATCAACGCCGACACCGACGCGGGCCTCGCCACCGTCATCGCCCGCAGCCGCGACGCCGCGCGCAACAACCCTTTCGCGCGGCGCTTCCTCGGCATGGTCCGCCGCAACGTGCTGGGCCCGCAGGGCGTGCGCCTGCAGGTGCGCCTGCGAACCGAGGGCGGCCTCAAGACCGGCGTCAACGCCGCCATCGAGGGCGCCTACGGTGCCTGGGGCCGCCAGGGCGCGTGCGACGTGACGGGCCGCTACACCCGTCAGGATCTCGACCGCCTGGCCCTGCGCCACGTGGCTGTCGACGGCAGCGTCTTCTGCCGCTTCCTTGCCGGCCGCGGGCCGCACGGTCTGCAGCTGCAGCTGCTGCCCATCGACGTGCTGGCCCGGACCCACCGCGCCGACCTTGCCGACGGCGCCCGCATCCGCCAGGGCATCGAGGTCGACGCCTTCGGCGCCGTGCGCGCCTACTGGCTGCGCGGCACCGACCCCGCCGCGCTCGACCCGCTGGCGACCGCCCGCAACTTCGTGCGCGTGCCCGCTGCCGAGATGCTGCACCTGCAGCTGCCCGATGAAGCCCTGCAGCTGCTCGGCGTGCCGTGGATGCAGGCCGGCCTCAAGCCCATGTACCAGGCGGCCGACTTCGCCGCCTCCGGCCTCAACAAGGCGCGCGAGAGCGCCAAGCGCGGCGGCTTCTTCGAGATGCACCCGGACGCTGCGCCGCCCGCCGCCATGGAAGACGGCAAGGCCGCCGACGGCACGCCATTCCAGACGCTGCAGGACGGCACTTGGGACGTGCTGCCACATGGCCTGAAGGCCTCGCCCTTCGAGAGCGACTACCCCAACATCGAATACGGCCAGTTCATCAAGGACTGCCTGCGCAACATCGCCAGCGCGCTCGAGGTCAGCTACATCAGCCTCGGCAACGACCTGAGCGACGTGAACTACTCCAGCGGCCAGCTGGGTCTGGGCGACGAACGCACGCTGTGGCTCGAGCTGCAGGAGTGGTTCGTCGCCCACTGGAGCCAGCCCATCTATGAGCGCTGGTTGAAGTACGCCCTCGTGGCCGCGCCCGAGCTGTCGAGCCTCAGCTTCGCGCGCATCGACACCTACGCCGCGGCCGCGCGCTGGCAAACCCACACCTGGCAGCCGCTGGACCCGCTCAAGACCATCGAAGCCCAGCGCAGCCGGCTGGAAGGCCGTATCACCAGCCCGCAGCGTGTCATGGCCGAGAACGGCGACGACCCCGACGAGGTGCTCGCCGAGTGGGTCGAGTGGGACGAGAAGCTCACTGCCGCTGGCCTGGCCGGCGTCGATGACGAAGACCCCGAAGCAGCCGCCGCCGCCAAGGCCCGCCGCCTGCACCTCATCACCGGTGGCCTCGGCGCCACCGGCACGGAGTGACCCATGCCCACCATCATTGACCGCAACACCCTGCCCGACAACGTCCGCAAGGCCCTCGCCGAGCCGCAGAAGCGCGCCATGGTCTATGAGCGCGGCGCCATCGACAAAGAGGCCCGCACTGTCGAACTGTGCTTCGCCAGCGATGCGCCCTATGAGCGCTGGTGGGGCGTCGAGATCCTCGATTGCACCGGCTCGGCGGTGAACCTGGAGCGGCTCAACAACCGCCACCCGCTGCTGCTGGACCACAACACACGCGATCAGATCGGCGTCGTGGAAAAGGCCTGGGTCGACAGCGACCGCAAGTGCCGCGCCACCGTCAAGTTCAGCCGCTCGGCCCGCGCCGAGGAAATCTTCCAGGACGTGCTCGACGGCATCCGCGAGCTCGTCTCGGTCGGCTACTCCATCGACGACATGGTGCTGGAGAGCCGCACCGACGACGAAGCCACCTACCGCGTCACTGCGTGGACCCCCTACGAGGTGTCCATCGTGTCCATCCCCGCCGACGCCTCCGTGGGCGTGGGCCGTTCCCTGGCCGCCGAGGCCGCAACCGCTCAACCCAAGGAGACCCGCACCATGAGCGATCCCGTCACCACCGCCCCGGCGCCCGCACCCGCGCCGGACATCCGCGTCATCGCCAGCCAGGCCGCCACGGCCGAACGCGAGCGCGCCAACGCCATCCGCGCCATGGGCCACGCCCACAGCCTGGCCGATGAAGCCACCGCCGCCATCAACGACGGCGCCAGCGTCGACGCCTTCCGCGAGCTGGTGCTCAAGAAGCTCGAGGAGCGCGGCAAGATCAAGCCCACCGTCAGCCCCGAGCTGGGCCTGAGCGAGCGCGAGCAGCAGCGGTTCAGCATGACGCGTCTCATGTATGCGCTGCTGGAGCCGAACGACAAGGAAGCCCAGAAGCGCGCCGCCTTCGAAATCGAGTGCTCGGTGGAGGCCCGCAAGCTGCGCCCGCTGGACGAGAAGGCCGAAAACTACGCACACCGCCAAGCCGGCTACACCGTGCCGGTCGATGTGCTCAAGGGCAGCATCGCCCGCGAGGCCAAGGTGGCCGAGGCCGTGCGCGCCATGCTGGCGCAGCGTGACCTGACGGTCGGCACCGCCACCGCCGGCGGCAACCTGGTCGCTACCGACCTGCTGGCCGGCAGTTTCATCGACCTGCTTCGCAACCGCATGGTGTTGGCCCAGCTTGGCGCCACGGTGCTGGACGGCCTCACCGGCAACATCGCCATCCCGAGCCAGACGGCCGGCGCCAGCACCTACTGGGTGGCCGAAGGCGTGAACGTCACCGAGAGCCAGGCGGCATTCGGCCAGGTCACGCTGACGCCCAAGACTGTCGGCATGTTCACCGACTTCAGCCGCAAGACGCTGCTGCAAACCACGCCTGCCATCGAGGCGCTGGTGCGGGCGGACCTGGCCAACGGCATCGCGGCCGAGATCGACCGTGTCGGCCTGTGCGGCAGCGGCAGCGGCGCCGAGCCGCGCGGTGTGATCAACACCGCCGGCATCGGCGCTGTGGCGGGGGGCACCAACGGCGCAGCGCCCACCTACCCGCACATGGTTGGCCTGGAAGAGGCCGTCGGCATCGCCAACGCCGACGTGGGTGGCATGAGCTACGTGAGCAACGCCAAGATGCGCGCGCAGCTCAAGCTCACGCAGGTGTTCAGCGGCACCAGCGGCGAGCCGGTGTGGAAGGGCGACGAGGTCAACGGCTACCGCGCCGTGGCTACCAACAGCATGCCCAGCAACCTCACCAAGGGCACGGCCAACGGCGTCTGTTCAGCCATCGCCTTCGGCAATTGGAGCGACCTGCTGCTGGGCTTCTGGAGCGGGCTGGACTTGATCCTCGACCCGTATGCGCTGGCCACCCAGGGCGGCCGCCGCATCGTCGCGCTGCAGGACTGCGACACGGCCGTGCGCCGCGCCGCCAGCTTCGCGGCCATGTTGGACGCGCTGCGCGTCTGACGAGCCAGCAACCGGCGCCGAACCCGGCGCCGGGCCTCGCCCACCTCACCGAGAGCCCCAAATGAAGATCCTCGTCACCCAAGACACCTTCGCCCCGTCGCTCGACGGCCCCACCTTCATCAGCGTCAACGAAGTCATCGACATCGAGCCCGACCACGGCCACGCCATCGTCGTCGCTGGCAAGGGCCTCTACGTCGACGCGAAGGACGCCAAGGGTCGTCCGGCCCATCTGGTGGCCAGCGACAAGCGCCTGGAGGCCGCCGCCGAGCTGCGCGCTGCCGCCGTGGCCGAAGCCAAGGCCAAGGCGAAGAAGCCCGAGAAGACCGAGGCCTGATCGCCATGCCGTTCGACGACGACCTCGCCGCCATGCTCGCCGACGCCGGCGAAGCCATGACGCTCGCCGGCCAGCCCATCCACGGGCTGTTCGACGCCGCGGGCGAGGTCGTGCTCGACGGCATCGTCACCACCGCCACCACGGCCGAGGTGCTCGCCACCGTTGGCGCGCAGGCCGGCCAGACGCTGGTGCGCCATGGCGTGAGCTACCTCGTGCGCCAGGCGCTGCCCGTGCCGCCCGATGGCGCGCTGGTGCAACTCATCCTCGCCAAGGCCTGACACCCATGCTCGCCGCCGCCCAAGTCCGCCAAATCGTCGCGCAGCGCCTGCAAGCCTGCGCGCTCACCGCCGGCCGCGTGTTCGAGGGCCGCTACCACCCGGCCGCCGAGACCGAGCTGCCGTGCTGGTTCGTCGCCATCGAAAGCGAAGACGTGCAAGCCGAAGGCATCACCTGGCCTTCGCTCTTGCAGCACAGCCTGCGCATCCGCGCCGACGGCTTCGTGGCCAGCGCCACGCAGCTCGAAACCCTCTTCGACACGCTGCAGGTCCAGGGCCTGCAGGCCCTCTTCAGCGTGCAGCCGCCGTTCAACCTGCACTGCATCGGCACCCGCCGCCGCGTCGACGACGACGGCACCCAGGCCGCCCGACTGGGTGCCCTGACCCTGCACCTCGAGGCCGTCTTCCATGGCGTCGAGGGTGAGCCCGAGACCCTCATCCCCTGACCCCATCACAGGAGCCCCCACCATGTCTTACAACACCCTCATCGGCGCGCAGTTCTTCCTGAGCACCACGCTGGAAGGCGCCAAGGTCGTCAGCGCCATCAGCAACGCCGCGCCGCCCGTCGTGTCGTCCGCGGCCCACGGCTACGCCAACAACGACGAGATCCTCATCCTGAACAACTGGGATGACTTCAATGAGTCCGTCGTGCGCGCGTCGGCCGTCGCTGCCAACGCCTTTTCCATCGCCGGTTACGACTCGACGAACACCGACTTCTACCCGGTCGCCAGCGCCGTCGGCACCGCGCAGAAGATCGCCGGTTGGACGAGCATCGGCCAGGTCCTTGGCGTCACGCCCAGCGGTGGCGAAGCCAGCTTCGAAGAGGTCAAGCCCTTCGACCGCCGCAACGCCGTCAAGCTGTTCACCGGCTTCAGCGGCGCCAGCCTGGAGCTGACGCTCGGCTGGGACCGCTCGCGGGCCGACCAGCAGGCCATGCAGGCCGCGTCGCGCATTGGCGGCAAGAAGGCCATCAAGTTCGTGCTGCCCGGCGGCATCTACGGCTACGCCTACGGCACGGTCAGCGCCTCTTCGCTGCCCGTCTTCGAGTCGGTCATGAAGCAGAAGGTCGTCATCACGATGGCCGGCGCGTTCACCAGCTTCTGAGCGGCACCATGAGCGCCACCTACAAGCTGGTCGTTGGCGACCGCGTCGAGTTCGACGTCAAGTTCACGCTGAACGATGGCGGCGAAGACAAGCCCTTCGGCATGCGCCTGTCCGCCAAGCGCCAGCCGCTGGGCGAGCAGGAGCGCGAGCTTGGCGAGCAGGTCAAGGTGCAGGAGTTCCTCGCCGCCCGCGGCGTGGCCCTGCAATCCTGGATCGGCAAGCCCCCGCTGCAGGACGCCGAAGGCGCCCCGGTGCCGCCCGGCCCCGAGGCGCTGGACGCGCTGTACCGCCTGGTGGGTGGCATGGTGTCGCTGGTGTTCGCAGGCTACCTGCGCGCCAACGGCGCCGCTGGCGCCTCGGGAAACTGACGCGGCTGGCGACGCTGCTGGCCGCCAACGAGATCGACCTCGGCCCACCCGATGAGCCCCTCGACGACGCCCCACCCGACGACCGCGCCGCGGTCGGCCTCGCCCGCCTGGCAGCGCTCGCCCGGCAGCGTGGGGCGGCGCCCATCGAGCGGCCCGAGTTCGTGCTGCTGCACGAGAACGTGCCGGTGCTGCGGCTGTGGGGCGCCGTGCAAACCCAGTGGGCCCACGGCCCGCTCGGGCCCACGGGGTTCCAGTGGCACAGCCTGCGGCTACACCCCGACGTGCGCTGCATCCCCGCGGCCGAGCGCGAGCCGCTGCTGCAGGGCCTCGCCGTCATGGAGCGCGCCTGGCTGGCGCAACGCCACCTCATGCAAGCCGCCGAAGCGCGCGGCAAGGGTCTAGGAGCCTGACGCCATGGAAGACCTCAAGATTCGGCTGGTGCTGGAAGGCGCCGAACAGGTGCAGGCTGGTGCTGGCAAGGCAGCTGACGGCCTGGGCCGGCTTGGCCAGGCCGGCCAGCGCGCCGGCCAGCAAGTCCAGCTTTCCGGCCAGCAGATGGCGCAGGTCAGCGCACAGCTGCAAGACTTGTTCGTGCAGATCCAAGGCGGCCAGGCGCCGTTGACGGCCATCCTGCAGCAGGGCTCGCAGTTGTCGGCCGTGTTCGGCGGGGTGGGGAATGCGGTGCGCGCCGTGGGCGCCGCTATCGGGCCAGTCGGTGCGGTCGTCGGTATCGCCGCAGCCAGCGTGGCAGCTGCGGCCGTTGCCTACAACCAAGGCGCGGAAGAAGCGCAGGCGTTCACTCGAGCGCTGGTCCTCTCCGGCAGCGCCGCTGGTGTGACCGTTGGCCAGCTCCAGGAGATGGCCAGGGCGCAATCGCTGGTCGTCGGCACGCAGGGCGAGGCCGCCGCAGCATTGGCGAGGTTGGCGGCCACCGGCCAAGTGTCAGCAGGCAGCCTTCAGTCGGCCGCTGAAGCCGCTGTGCGGTTCGCCCGCGTTGGTGGCGACATTGACGCCGTGGCCAAGAGCTTCGCCAAGCTGGGCGGCGCGCCTCTTAAAGGCCTGATCGAGCTGAACGAAGCCGAGAACTTCTTGACCGTCTCGGTCTACAAGCAAGTCCAAGCGCTGACGGAGCAGGGCAGGACTGCCGAGGCTGCAGCCCTTGCGCAGCAGACCTACGCTGCCGCCGTCAACGGCCGCGCCAAGCAGCTGGAGCAAAGCCTCGGAAGCGTCGAGCGCCTTTGGGTCAATGTGAAGGACGCAGCGAAAGCGGCATGGGACACCATGCTCAACGTTGGCCGGGCTGAAACCACGGCCGGCCTCGACCGTCAGATCGCCATTCTTCAGCGGCGACAGCAAGTGCTGGGGGCCGGCAATGCTCAGCAGCAGACTGAGGCGATCCTGATCGCGCAGCAAGTGTCCGCGCTTCAGAGCCAGCGCGACGTCCTGGCCGATATCGAGGGCGTGCAGCGCCGCCACGCATTGGCTCAGGAAGAGAGCGCCCGGGCCACGAAGCACGTCATTGCAGCCGACGAAGAGGCCGAGAAGGCCGTCAAGAAGCTGGCGGCCGCGCGTGAGCATGATGCCGCCGCGCTGGAGCGTGCCGTCGGCCTGTCGGGCACCTATCAGAAGGACCTGCAGCAGCTGATGAAGCTGCGCGCGGAGGGCGTCAACGGTATTCGCCTCAGCGAAGAACAGTACGTCGCCGCGGTGCAGAAGCTCATCACGGCGCAGCCGGTGATCCGCGAGCAGCTGCAGGCGCAGGCCGAGGCGCAGCGCGAGGCCGCCAAGGCGCTGGACGACCTGCAGAAGGCCGAGCAGCGCCGCATCGACGGCCTGTTCAAGTCGGCCGACCAGGTCGGCGCGAACGTCCTAAAGCTACAGACCGAAGAGCAGGCCCTGGCACTGTCCGTCAAGGCCAACACCTCGTTGGCCGAGGCCATCGAACGCGTGACGATCGCGCGGCTGGAGGAGGCGCACGCCAAGGCCAGCGCCGAGCTGGACTTCGGCGGCGCGGCGGCGCTGCGCGCGGAGATTGAGCAGCGCGAAAAGCTGGCCAGCCTCATCGGCCGCAAGGAAACCCGCGATGCGGCCAAGCGCAGCGCCGAGGACGCCGCCCGTGAGTGGAAGCGCGCCACCGGCGACATGGAGCGCTCGCTTACCGATGCGCTGATGCGCGGCTTCGAGAGCGGCAAGGGCTTTGCCATCACCTTGCGCGACACCATCGTCAACATGTTCAAGACGATGGTGCTGCGGCCAGTCGTGCAGGCCATCGTGCAGCCCGTGGCGA